AGCGTCAGGACTTGTCATGGTTATTAGGTTGTATAAATAGTGTTCAGGTTTAGGTAGTAATGGGGTCATTTAGTCTTTCGCTTAAGTCGGCTACGTCGATTAATAGAAGGAGATTGAAGTCTTCCTTTGGTAGTACTTCCTTTATAGTGAGCAGCATCTTTGCCATCACCATTCCCGTAAGTACCTAGTTGTCGATTTAGTCGATTCGCGTTAACTCTTAATGCTTTACCCTTTTTTGTTTTGTTGTACGCTTTCTGTTGAGCTTTATAATTGCCGTTAGCGTACTTCGCTCCGCTTGCCATATAGTCTTGTTTGTACTAGTTCTGGGTCTACTTTGGGCATGATGGCTGCCAGTTTGGATAAAGGATTACCATCCATAGCTATACCGCTTATGTCATTAGTCTTTAACCAATCACAGGCTGCTTTTAAGTCTTGAGTAGTTGCTTCGCCACTTTTGACCCTCTTTAGAAATTCTGTTGTGACAAGGCTATGTAATTCGTTGAACTGGTCTTCAGTGGCTTTGTTCATCTTTTTTTCTTTTCTTTCTTTTTTCGTTTTGGAGCTTCAGGTTTAGGAGCTTTAGGTTTAGGAGGTTTAGGAGCTTTAGGTTTAGGAGGTTTAGGTTTAGATGGAGGTTTAACACTAGCTCCTTCTATTTTTCTTCTAAGCTTCTCAAACTCATCTTCCGTCATTTTGAATGCCATTATTCTTTAGTTCCTGGGAATAAGTTTTTCTTAATTAGATCTACCGCTTTATCATCAATCGTATTATCAGTCGATGCCGCGTAGGCTTCAAGTAGTTGTATAACTAGTTCCTTGACAGCGGATGAACTGAGGAATGCCATTAAGACAGGTTTAATAAGTACGATCATGATGTGGGTTTAATGTTTTTAATAAGGATGAATAACAGCGTGCTTATGCAAGCTATTACTATAAATTCAGTCATTTTTTAAAGGGGTTGGATAACCAGTTCTTCTTCTCTGGCTCTATCTTTGGTTTTTTATCTTCAATTGATTGCTTATATGCTGCTATAGCTATTACATCGCTACACATTGAATAAACACGTGATCCAGGTCTTAGCATGAATCCCTTTTGTTGTAGCTCTGCACACTTCAAGGCTCGGACTAATTCATAGTCCAAACGCATCTTTTCCTCTTGCCTTGCAGCAATACTTCTACATCTATTTAAACCTTCTCTATCTAACGGAACCATGAAGTTAATCTGTGCTCCCCAATTCTCACCTAATGTATAGCTAGAAGGGTGCATACCATCTTCATCAATATCCCAAGGCTTTGTATGATTTCCCATATAGAACGGGGAGAAAGTCATCGTACTTCCATTACATGAAATGTTAGGTCCGTAGTGCTGTCTGGATGGTGCTCCATTATTCTGAAATTGCACTGCTTGATTGTCTCTGGATCACTAGCCTTAGCTGGTGCTATTGAGAGAAGACTGATAAGGAGACCGTAGTAGAAGAAACGTCTATTTCTCGGTCTATTACTTCTACTGATAACACTTGACTGGCTGCTCTGGTTGTTATTTCTAGAGTGAATGGATCTCCAGCTGTGTGTAGGGTATAGACTGAATCTGTATCTACTAAACCTCCTGATGAGGCTGATGTATGAGTGATGTTTTCGCCACTCCATTTGTTTAATGCGGACCCATAAGTTGTTGTCGTTATTTCTTCGACAATTTCTTGAGTCGTTGTTGTTGTACTGTTCATCGACCCCTGAGTGAAATTGGGGGTTACTAACTCTGCCTTCGCTACCGTGGGTGATGCCAGCAGGAAGAGTAAAAGCCATTTTTTCATTCTTCCTTTTTTTTATTCATTGGACAGTTAACAGTTGTACCTTTATCTTTATTATTGTTACCAGTAGATAAACCAAAAGTTGCAAGTGCTCCTGTGAATACCGACGCTACGAAAGTTATATCTGAATTACCTGCTTTTTTAATCATAGGTAATTCTACGTAGTTCATCGTAATGATAAATCCACTCCAAACAACAACGCCAAGTCTGACGAATGTTCCAAGGATTTGAATTTGATGTTCTTGATCCTCTGCAGCATCTTTTAGCTTTCCGAGGAGACTTTTTTTTTCTTCCGCTTTTCCTTCCATTTATCGATTTTCTTTTGTAGGAATTTCTGAACCTTCTTTTTAATTGGTTCAAATAAAGATTGAGTAACAGTAGTTGTAGCAACTGCTACTACTGCTGTAGTAACAGCTGTGATAACGACTGCTGTGTCAGGTACTGGTACATTGATGTCCAATACTGGGATATTTAGTTTAGGTGGTTCTGGTTGTTCTGATGTTTTTGCTGGTTTAACTTCCGCTGGTGGCTCCAAATCACTCGGAGGTATTACCATAGGTTTATAGTAAGGTATCCGAGCTGAAGGAGGTTTATAGATATAATTAGGTAGATCTAAAGCTTTAGGTAATGTAAGCCGAGGTAGTTTAGGACCAAGGAGTACCGACACCTGTAGTTGGGGTTTTCTGTTCGTTAACGCCGTTCTCTACAGCTGTTTCTATTGCAGCTACAGTGCCAGCTTTATCTGCATCTAGTTTTGCCTTTACCCAACCGAGTACAGTTGCTTCTGTAAGGTCAGCATAAGGAACTAGAGTATCAGGCTTAGGTAGATCTACTTCACCAGTAGCTCTGAATTTATATGGAGCATCCTCACCAATTACACGGTAGATAACTTTATTTACATACCCATCAGCTAATTCTCGTTGAAGGGTGTTTACTTGCCAAGTTTTTGTTGCCATTATTATGAAGGTTTGTTTGCTATTAAGAATGCTTTATAGTCTGCTTTTACTTGTGTAGTCCACGCAGCGTTGCAGATTGCTTGTACGTCTGCATCTTCTCCACTGATGTTTGTTTCAACTAGGTTGTCACTTGCATCAAGTACTCCTGGTGTAAGTACTTTTCTAGTAAAGGAACGGGTAAGTTCCGCACCATCTTTTTTAATGACGGTTGCGTTTCTTACCTGTACGTTCCATCTTTGAACGATCTCTATTTTGTCGTTCTCATGTGATTCTGTTAAGGCCATTTAAGAAAGCTCTCCGAGCTAAATAGGTTTATGGCGTAGTTTATAGACGTGCTAACGGTCTAGGTTTAATCAGGCAGCTTAAGTTGCTGTTGTGTAAGTTAGGCTAAAGGAGATATAAGATCCACTAGAAATATCGTCCATCTTTGTTGATGTTGCATTATCTCTTGAAGCATAAAGCGCAATCTGAGCAACTCCGTTAGTAGTCATCACGGAGTAATCAATACCATCAGAAGGGGTATCAATGTCATACAGACGTACAGCACCGTTTGCATACCCTACATCTTGAGCCTGACCACCTGATGACCATTGAGCTCTAGGAGTAAATGGTAGAGATATCCCGAAAGTACCTGAACCAGTTTGAATATGTACTTGTCCATGACAACACACGATGTTTCCGACTTTTGAATAACTGAAATATTGATATGCACCAGCAGCAGTACCGAAAGTGTAATTGTTGTTTGGATCAGTAGCTAGAAAATGTCCTTCTTCATAGTCGTCTAATAACTCACTTGTTTGACCTGTTACATCGGAACTAGCAGCAAAGGAAATACCATGATTATTTGCTACAACTAGGTTTCCGTCAGAGATAGTTAAATCTCCAGACGAATCCAGTTTCATGACATCAGCAAAAGATACAGAATTACCTCCCGTACCTGTGGAGGCTGTGTCCCAAATAAAAGTATTAGCAGGACTATTCATCCTGAATCTCATAGCAGTATCGTCATACCTGTACTCCCAGTTTCCTCCATCACCTCTGTAGGCATTGTGAACTAAATGAGTATCTGCTGTTACTGCAGCAGCGTTATAACTAGCTAGTAATCCGCCAGCACCTAACTGAATAACGTCGTAACTTGTATGAAGGTCGCTATCTGCTTTAACTGTTATTCCACTTTTTGCAAAAGCAACATTTACTTTTGTGCCATCTGTTACCTGAAGCTTTCCTGCTGGCGCATCTTGGCCAATACCTACTCTAGTATCAAAATGTATAAAACCAGTCGATAGATTATCAGAAAAACGTAAGTTAGCATTATGCCCATAAATA